GCTTGTTCGGCATGTCGAGATATTCTTGCCGGGCCCATTGGGTCATGGGTGTCTCATAGCCGCCGTTGAGAAGCTTGCGGCGCCCCGACAGGATACGCATGGGCTTGGGGCTGAGCGTGTACGCCGCTGTGTCTGCAACAGGCGCGATCGTCACCTGCACCTTGCGCCACAGGTTCTCCATCGCATTCCATGACTGTGTCATGAGCTGTACCGAGATTTTGCCGCGACGGTACATATCCGCCGTGACCGTCTCGCCCTCGGAGCCCACACCGATAATATCCAGCGCCTCGCGGATCAGGTCCGTGAGTGGGAGCTGGACAGAGGTGATCGCAGAGACGGTCACAGCTTCTCCCAGCTATTGCGATCGATGGCACGAGCGAGCTTCTCGTCAGTCATCGCCTCATGAATCGGGATGGTCTGCAGAACGACGTCATCCTGCACCAAGAGATAGTGCTTGCCGTCCTTCGATTTTCGCCCCTCGATCCTCATCAAAGATCCTCCGGTCTCACGGGGTTAAGCGGGTCGATGAACACGTCGGGACCTTCGGGGCGGGAATAGGGAAGATCCTGTCTGTCCGGCACGCCGCGCACGAAGTCCTGGGGGTTGCGGCGGTCCACGAAGCGCCGGTCCACCATGGCCCCGTCCCATTGCTTCACCAGCGCCGAGAGCTTCACCTTGAAGCCGCTGGCGTCGCAAAGAGCGTTCGGGCCCGGATGGCCACGCGTGTCCGGCCGGCGCATCAGTACAGCGCCAGAATGTTCGTCGCTGTCGTGCCCGTGGAAAGAATGCGGTCAACCTGCACATCAAGGCGCCCGACAGGAACGCTGTTGAACGTGACAGTCTGTCCGCTGACCATGCGCACGGCGACGTTGCCGGTGCCGCCGATCCACAGGAACCGCGTCTCGGGAATGACCGTGGTATCGTTCGGGGCCACCGTCCGCGCATCATAGGCTGGGGAAAAGTCTTTTGACCGACCCATGTTCAGTCCTTCAGTTCCTTGGGGACGGACATGCCATTGCGCTCCAGCAGAGCGATGACGAGGTCCAGCTTCTCGCCCTGCGTCAGGGCCTTCTTCTCGGCCTTGGCTTCGGGCTTTTTCGGTTCGGTCGTCATGTCAGCAGCTCCTATTGCTTGCCGTTGTCGTCGAAGATGTAGTTGAGCAAAATCGTTGTCGTTCCGCCGGTAGCCGCAGACGCGCCGACCTTACCGTAAATGGCCGTGTCGGCCGTCAGAGCGATGCCGGTGAGCGCGCCAGTCGTGGGCGTGAGCGTCAATGTGTCGGCGTCGACCTCGTTCGCGATGCCTTGGTTGCTGCCTGCCGTTCCGATATCCACGGTGGGGTTGGTGCCGCCGGTCGCGCCTCCGAGTGACAGGACGCCAAGCGGAATTGAACCGGCCGGGAGGGAGCCCAGTAGAATCTGCGTGGCGGAAGTTGGGTCGAAACTGGCCTTCATGACCAACACAGGGACGCCCGCGAACGACGCACGTGACACCCCTGCGTTCCTGATTGGATTTCGGAATGTGGTCCGCGCCATGTGTCTAGTCTCCTAGTCGGGGAAGTCCCGTCACAGATGGAGGGGCGGCCCACTTCCAGAGCCGCCCCAACCCGTCTTAGGCGCCCGGCGAGCCGTAGGCCCCGCGCCAGTCGGTCCAACCGGTCGAGTAGCGCTCGTAGAACTTGTATTTGAGGTTATCCGTGTCGAAGTCGCCGTCCTGCGCGAACCAGATGTCCTCGCGCTGGAAGAGCTTCACGCCTTCCGGAGCGTTGGTCATGATGAAGAACGCGTCCGGATCGGTGAGATAGTGATTGACCACCACGCCATCCGGGAACGCCCCCATCGCCTTCAGCGCGTTGATCGCGTTGTTGGCGGTGTCGTTCTGGAGAGTCGACTTGAGGATGCGAGCCGCCTCGAACTGAAGATCCACAGGGATGATCAGCTTGCGCGGCGTGATGCTGATCTTCATGCCCTTGGCGTTGGTCGCCTTGCCGATCTGGACGACCAGATCTTCCAGGCTTGCCTCGGAAAGGTCAGCAGCGACCGCGAGCGTGTTCGACTGGTTGCCCGCCATGGTCGGGTGAGCCGTGCTGAAAAGCTGCACGCCGTCGCCGCCCACATAAGCCGAATTGAAGCCGCGATTGTAGATGTTCGCGACCACATTCTCCTTCGTCTGACGAGCGGAGAAGGCAAGCGAGCCGGTGCGCTGCATGCCGATCTTCTCGTACAGATTGTCCTTGATCGCCTCATGCGTGATGATGAAGCCAAGGCTATAGGCCTGGTGGGTGTAGCGGGTCGTGATGCCCTGGCCGGCAGTGTCGTAACGGGTCGATTCACCCTGCGGCTTGACCGGAGCGAGGCCGAAGCCCGTCATCTCCTGATCTTCCTCATAGGCCATCGAGGAGGACTCGATGTTGACCAGCTCCTTCCACTCGGCGGGATGTTCCGCATAGGAGACGCCCCAGCGGGCATTGAGGCCGGGCCAGAGCAGCTTGGCGATATTGCCGGTTGTGATCGTCGTCATGGCTCAGACTCCCGCGATCTGGTTGGCGAACTGGTGCCGGTTGATGCGGACGAAGAAGGTCGAGCTGTCCGAGCCAGTGCCGGCAGCGGTGCCCACTTCGTTATCGGGACGCGAGGACATGCCCGTGATCTTCAGATCGAGCGTGTTTGTGGTGGCCTCGGTCGTGTTGTCGAGCGCCATGCCCGACCAGCCATAGCCGGTATTGCCGGCCGTCGCGGTGCTGACGTTGGCGTTGAGGCCCACGTCATTTGCCGAAAGCGGCGTGCCGCCTGCGGTCTGGCGGATCTCATATTCCGTGTTCGGATCGATGTTCACGACCAGAAGGCGCTGCGTCGAAGCGGCACGATAGGGGAGGCTGTCCCGCGTGACGGGGATTGCAGCGACCACGACGCCGGTGAAGATGTTGCCGGTCGCGCCCTGCACAACGTCGCTGTAGACGACGCCATTGATGATCTGGGAAGTGCCGGCGAGCGTCACGAGGTCGCCGACGAAGATTGCAGTGGCGTTGCCCGCCGCAGTGGAGAAGGTCATCAGGCCGCCATTATAGACAGCGGACGACAGCTCCTTGCGCGGGATAAGCCCAAACGGGGTGGTGGGATTGGCCATGATGGCACCCTTTGCGCATCACGCAATTGCTGGGTGCCATCAGAGCACCAACAGCTAATCGCGCTGGATCGAGCCTTGGCCGTATGTATCGTTGGATGACATTTGGCCGGTGGAGTCGAAACCAGCCACGATCGCGTCGTCTACTAGCCGGTTGCGCGCTTCCTTTTCGGCCAACCCCTGGCGGTGAAGCTCATCGGGGGTTTCCATGAGGTAAGCTCGAAGTGGCTCTCCGTTCGCCTTGGTGCCTACTAGACGGGAGATGCCGCTGCCAAGGTCGGATGACTGCGCCTTGGGATCGTGGACCGGATCATAGCCCAATTCATGCGCATCCGCAAGGCGGTTGCCTTCGTCGTTGAACCAGCGCCGCACGTAGCCGGGCCGGGTAGGGGCATCGAGCTTGAGGGCATGGCCGCCGACCGCAGACCGGCGACGACGCGTGATGGGGCCATCGGCCGTCTCGATCGTCACTTCGGGCTGCGCGATGGCCTGCTGCTGACGTGCCTGCGGTCGCGGATCGACGCCGGTCTGACCGAGCGGGATAGCCTGCTTGCGGGGACGGCCGGGGCCGCGTTCCTGGATATTGTCGTCCATGCTCAGCTCCACTGATAGGATTTCACATAGTCCTCACGGGACTTGATGAGGCCCTGCTTGACCCACTTGTCGCAGGCGGCGCGCGCTTCTGCAGGCAGGTCGTTGAACGTCTTTCCGCCGCGCATATGCTGACGCGCGCCGCCCGGATCGACATGCGGCGTCTTCTGGCGCAGCTTGGCCTTCCCGAATGCCTCGGGGTAATCGTCCTCGAACTTCTCGCGAACGCGCTCGGCGACGGTGTCCAGATCCTCGCGGGACAGGAAGCCGCCATCGCCCTTGGCCCGAGCGAGCTTTGCGGCCTGCGCATCGGCATAGGCCTGCATGATGGAGTTTTCGGCGTACCATTTGTTGGCGCGGCCCCAGTCAGCGAAGTCCTCCGCGCGCTGATCCGCCTCGTCCGGCGCATCGCTACCGCCAGTGTCTGCCTGCATTTCCTTGCGCAGATTCTCGGCGTCCTTGTTCGCGGCACGGAAGGCCTCAAGATCGCCGCTTTCGACAGCCGCCTCCTGCTTGGCAGTGATGTCCGCAAGGGCGCGCTGATAGGCTCGCTCCTCGGCCTTCGAGAAGAAGTCGGATGCTCGCGCGAGGCTCTTCTTCAGGTCCGCCACCTCGCGCTCAAGGCGCTTGTTGGCCGCCTTGAGGATGGGCGTGAACTCCTGCCCGCGCTTGTAGAAGGTCTCCGCATCGACAAAGCGCGCCGGGTCGACCTTGCCGTCCAGCTCATCGAGCGGCTTCCACCCATATTTGCGGGCTTCGGCCTCGTAGTTGATCTCGGTATCGGCAGTGTCGTTGCCCTGCTCTTCGAGGGCTTCAATGGGTGCGGTTGCCATGGTCACTCCTCCAGCCTCGCCGTCACATCCTCATCATTGAGGAGCCGATATTTCTCGCCATCAGCGCCCTCCACTTCGAGGCCGCCATATTTCGCGATCATCACACGCGCGCCGGGGATTGGCCGCTCGAAGTCCACGCCGAAATTGCGCGCGTCGTGCATCGCCTCGGACCATGCCGTCTCGCCAACAGCGACGATCGTCGCCTTGGTCTGGGCCATTTCCTTCTTCTCGGTGTCGAGCAGGATGATGCCGCCGGCCGACTTCTTCTCGACCACATCGGGCTTCACCAGCACGCGCTTATCCATCGGGACGATGCCGGACGGGTTCTCAGTCTTCGACAGCAATTGCCACCTCCACATCATAAAAATCGCACAGCGTTGACGCGTCCAGCTCGATAAGCTGCGTCAGGAACTCGGCTTCATGCTGGTCCACCGACACCCCCCGGCACCATGCCTCCACCAAGACCTGCCTCCGGTCCCTCAGGTACGACAGGAACTCCTGCGTCAGACCCTGGCTCAGCCAGGCCTGCATCGCCTCCGGCTGCGTCAATCGGTTCACCTGTGTCCTCCATGTCGGCTGCGTCGGTCGCGAGGCGGATGACCGCGCCCGTCAGGTTCGCAGTGCTCTCAAGCATGCCCATCTCGTTGCAAATCTGGGCCGCCCGCATGATCGTTTCAGCGGCGGTCGCATTGTTCTTGCGGATTTCGCTCTTGGTCTTGTCGCGCGTGTTTTCCATCTCGGCCGCCTTGGCGACGATCTCGGGATTGGGCTGCGGCGGGGGAACGTCGAGCAACTCCTTGACGTTCGGCTGACCAGTGCCCTCGAAATAGCGGCGGCGGATTGCGAGCTGGTTAACCATCGGGTCGCCGTTAAACGCCAGAAGCGCCTGCGCACGGACGGCCTTGAGCGCGTCATTGATCTGCGTCGGGTCGGACACAGGCATGACATCGAGGTCTTTGTCCTGATAGTCTGCGCGGCCGATCTTGCCCTGCAGTTGGGCCGCCATCTGCTGCTCATAGGCCTGCTGGCCCATCTCGGGCGCTTGGTTGCTCTGCGGATTGGCGTCGTTCAGCTCGTAGAAGGCCTCCTCGTCGAGGAAGTCGCGATTGAGCCGGAACAGGATCTTCAGCTCATGCCAGAACGACCGATGCACCCGCTTGAAGATGCCCGTCATCAGTTTGGTGGCCTGCTCGATCTGGGCAAGCGTCGTCGTCGCCGGGGTGTTCACGCCCTGTGCGCCACCGGTCAGGATGTCCTGGATCGAGGTGATTTCCTTGGCAAACCCGATCAGCATTTCGAGCAGCGAGAAGAGAACCGCGCTCGGGCCCGGCAGATTGAGCGGGACGATGTTGTCACGCAGCGTCCCGCCCGTCACATCGACACGCTTCCACTCGCCAAGCCGGAACTTGAGATCGCCCGAGCGCATGTTCACGCCGGAGCCGACAAAGCCGCCTTGCGCGTTCTGCAAAGCGCCGGCATCGAGAAGCTGGTTCACCGTCGCGTCGATCGAGGCCGTGATGTCGTCCAGCAGCGCGCCGAAGCCGGTATAATAGAACGACCCGTCCGGACTCGGCACGAAGCCATATTGCGTGAAATACTGCTTGGGCTCGATCCGCACGACCTCACCGGTCTGCATATTGACCGTGGTCGTGTCCTCATCGAAGCACGGCACCATGCGCACCACTTCGCCGCTCTCGCGCAGCAGAGTGACCACATAGGGTTCGGGATAGCCGTCCTCATCCAGATCGATGCGGCAATATTGCTCCAAAAACTCGATCGGAGCCGTCTCGCTCTGGTCGTCATGGTCCATGACCGTGGGCAGCGTGATCGTGCGCCACAGGCCAGAGCGCATCCGCTCGATGACCTCATGCGGATAGAGCCGCATCACATGCGTATAGCGCGGCGCCTCCTCGATGCTGGACGCCCAATAATTGATCACGAAGTCAAGCGCCGTGACCGTCTTGGACACGTTGCGCTTCTGGATCGGGTCGAAATAGGTCTTGCGAAAGACGCTGCCGACGATTGGGAGCTGCAGCAGAAGGCGGTCAGTGTCCTCCTCCCAACCCGGCATGTCGAACAGCAACTGCCATGTCATGTGCTCGCCGATACGGTCCGCACGCGCACGCTTTTCGCCCATCGGGTCAGCGCCGAGCACGCGGCCCTTTACGAGGTTCGATCCGTCGATGATCACGGGATAGGCGCGCGCCTGGAATTGCAGCGCCGCCGTGCTCAGCAGGGGCAGCTTGACATTGCTCGCCCTCGGCCACGGGAAGGTCTTGGCCTTGCGCACCTGCATGGCAATGTCGAGATAACGCTTGTAGCGCTGCTCCCAATTGTCGCTGTCGTCATCGCCGGTCTTGCGCGACTGAAGGTCCGCCTCGAAGCCCTCAAGGCAGTTCGAGCCGATGCGAGTGACGAGATTGTCGTCAATGAGGTTGAGCAGATTGTCCGCGCCCATGATGTCCGCGATGGACAGGGAAGCCGCTTCGACTGCGTATTCCTCTTCGACGGGGTAGATGGTGGCCATCAGGCGGCGCCCCCCACGCAGTCCCATGCGAGGCGCGTGTAAGCCCGGACATGAAGCCCATCCGGCCTAAGGAGGCGGGTAACCCACGGCTCTTCTCGCCAAACCAGCAGGTCGGCGCCGTCTGGCTTTTCAGCCACTATCACGACCATGGTTGCCCGCACGCATTCGCGCATCGCCGCCACCTGATTGGCGATGGTGTATGGCGGCGTCACCGGCCAAGGTAGAGCCATTTCACCCTGACGCTTTTGGGCGCCGTTGCAGTAGGCGACATGGGGTAGGCCGCGCTCGGTGAACGCTGACCGACTGGTTGCAACCCGCGCGGCCATTCCCTCAATCGTCGTAACCATCTCGGCAACGGCAACCTTCACCTGCTCGCCGAATGAGATGTTCGCGTCATAGGTCTCGTCAACGATGTCGGTGACACTATTCTGCATTCCTAATACCCCGCTACCGAGCGGCCGTCGTCGGCCCATTCGTCTCGAAAATCGTCATCATCGTCATTGGCAAAGCCAAGCACGACGGGGCGCGCGACG